GCGGCCCAGCGAGCGGCGACGTTCTACGCACGCGGCGGCCCGAGGGTGTGGGGCTTGGGGATGCTGGAGGCGCTGAACAAGGGGTGCCGCATTCACATTGCCCTGCGCGAAGAGGGCTAACGTTGCCGATAAGCGGCGTGACGCCGCAGGCGGCACGTCCGCTTGATTGGCGTGTTCGGCTTCACTGGTGGCTAACAACGACTGATGACTATGAACTACGACGACTACGTACAAACGAAACTCTCTCGCGTGCCACCGACCGGCATACCGCACGGCACCTACATGCCAGATCACGGCCTGTTCCCGCATCAATGCGCGCTGGTGTCGTGGGCGTGCAGGCGTGGACGCGCCGCGATCTTTGCAGACACCGGGCTAGGCAAGAGCCGCATGCAACTGGCGTGGGCTGAAGCCGTGCGCCTGCACACCGGCCGCCCCGTGCTGATTCTTGCCCCGCTGGCCGTGGCGCCGCAGACGGTGGCCGAAGGCGCCGAGATAGGCGTGAGCGTGCTGCACTGCCGCGATGGCAGCGACTATGACCCCAGCGAAGGCGCGCGGATCTGCATCACGAACTATGACCGCCTGCATCGGTTTGATTGCTCGATCTTCGGGGCCGTGGTGCTGGACGAGTCAAGCTGCATCAAGCACCACGACGCCAAGACGTTGCGCACGCTGCTGACTGCGTTTCGAGATACACCGTTTAAGCTGTGCGCGACTGCCACCCCAGCGCCGAACGACTGGACCGAGCTAGGCACCCATGCCGAGTTCCTGGGCGTTTGCACGCGCGCCGAGATGCTGGCCGAGTACTTCACGCACGACGGCGGCGACACCAGCGTATGGCGACTCAAGGGCCACGCGCGGCACATCTTCTGGCAGTGGGTGAGCCAGTGGGGCGCGATGGTGCGCCGGCCGTCTGATCTTGGTTTCGATGACTCTGCCTACGCGCTGCCGCCGCTGCACCTGCACGAGCACACCGTCGAGACTGAGATGCCGCTGAACGGGATGCTGTTCGCCGCAGAGGCGCAGACCTTGAGCGAGCGCCGAGACGCGCGCCGCATGTCAACTGCTGACCGCGTGCGCGACTGCGCCGCGATTGTGAACAGCGAGGCGGCAGAGCCGTGGGTCGTGTGGTGCGACCTGAACGCCGAAGGCGATGCACTCACCAAGGCCATCAATGGTGCGGTGCAGATTGCTGGCGCCGACAGTACGGAAGTGAAGGAACAACGCCTGGCCGACTTTGCGGCGGGCCGGTTTCGCGTGCTGGTGAGCAAGCCGAGCATTTGCGGCTTTGGCTTGAACTGGCAGCACTCGGCGCGCATGGCCTTCGTGGGCGTGACTGACAGTTTCGAGGCGTATTACCAGGCCGTGCGCCGATGCTGGCGCTTCGGGCAGCGGCGCGATGTGCATGTGCATGTCTTTGCTTCATCGTCCGAGGGCGCGGTGGTGGCGAACCTGAAGCGCAAGGAACGTGACGCCACCAAGATGGCCGAGAGCCTGAGCCAAGAAACGCGCGATGCCGTGATGCAGGAAGTGACAGGCACCACGCGGCAAACCAACATCCACAACGCAAGCCAGCGCGTGACCGTGCCGGCATTCTTGAAAGTAGCAGCATGAATTGCATTGACCAGATCGTGACTGACCGCTACGCCGCGTATCACGGCGACTGCGTGGAAGTCTTGAAGGGCCTGCCTGACGCGAGCATCGGTTACTCGATTTTCTCGCCACCGTTCGCCAGCCTCTACACCTACAGCAACAGCCCGCGCGACATGGGCAACGTGCGCGACGATGCCGAGTTCTTCGCGCATCTGGACTTTCTCATCGCCGAGCTGCGGCGCGTGATGAAGCCGGGCCGGAACATCAGCTTTCACTGCATGGACATGCCCAGCAGCAAAGAGCGCGACGGCGTGATTGGGTTGAAGGATTTTCCCGGCGATCTGCTGCGGGCATTCCAGCGGCACGGGTTCATCTTCCATGCCAAGGTGACGATCTGGAAAGACCCCGTGACCGCGATGCAGCGCACCAAGGCTCTAGGCCTGCTGCACAAGAGCGTGCGCGAAAACTCTGCGATGTGCAGGATGGGTATTCCTGACTACCTCATCACGGTGCGCAACCCAGGCGAGCAAGAAGACCGCGTGACGCACGGCGCCGAGTTCCCGGTGGACTTGTGGCAGAAGGTGGCGAGCCCAGTGTGGATGGACATCAACCCGAGCGACACACTGCAATTCCGCAGCGCGCGTGAGCACGACGACGAGCGCCACATCTGCCCGCTACAGCTTGACGTGATCCGCCGCGGCGTGATGCTTTGGACGAACCCCGGCGACATCGTGCTCTCGCCATTCATGGGCATCGGCAGCGAGGGCTATGTGGCGCTGGAGATGGGCCGGCGCTTTGTCGGCGCCGAACTGAAAGCCAGCTACTACGCGCAGGCCGCGGCCAATCTTGCGGCCGCCACCGCAAAGACGGAAGACCTCTTCGCTGCATGAGCGCGGGGTATTAGTGAAGCCGAACGTTGGAGTTGAGCCGGTGACCCCGGCCACGGAGGAACGATGACCACAGAAGCAACGCCGGGGGCACTCGGCTCGAACGACCAGTTAGGCCCGCTGGTGGAGTGCCAGCACTCATGGACGCAGGGCCGCAAAGGCGAGCGCGGCTCATGGTGCTGCGCCTGCGGAGTGAAGGTGTACGACGTAGACGAGCGCCAGTGCCAGGACTGCACGCACAGCAGCAAGCTGTGGGACGGCACGATCTGCAAAAAGCACCTGATGCGAGTGACGCCCTACATGAACGTGACCTTCAAGATCGCTGAAGGTTCGTGCTGGGCGGCGCGGGCCTAACGTAGAGCTAAGCGGGCAACGCCCGGAAAGGACTTGAAGATGACCACCACTGATGCCGGCGTTGCTCCGCTTGAGCGCCAAGTTAGGCCGCTTGCCGGGATGCGCAAAGGTATACGCGTGCGGGGCGACAAGAACATGCCGCCACAGCGCATGACGATGCACTGGATACACACACCGCACAACCGCATGCACTGGTGCAACTGCATGCCGGGCTTCAGGGTCGGGACGGGCTTACACTTTCCCGTCAACGTGCGCGGCCGATCAGACCTCAAGCGGAAGCGCCTACGCATGCGGTCTTTCGTGGATGAACTGCTGGCCCACTCGAAGCGGCCTAACGTAGAGCTAACTTGCGCCAGCACGGCGTCAAGTTGAGCGCCGGGTTAGGCCCGCTGGTGGCACGCCTGCGTGAGTGGGCAAGCGAACCCGCGTGCTACGAAGTCCCGCCGCCGTCGCTACTGCTGGAAGCCGCCGATGAGCTTCAGCGGTGCGCGCGATCGCCGCTGACCGATGAGCAACTGTGGAGCAATGACGAAATCATGTCGCTCAACGCCGACATGGGCTGGCACATGGAGACGATTCGCATGTTTGCCGCAGCCATAGAGCGTGCTCACGGTATTCGGCGGGCCTAACGTTGCCGATAAGCGGCCCGTACTCGGGTCCGCTTGATTGGCGTGTTGGGCGGCTGGTGAACGAAGCTACGAAAGGATGAAAGCGATGGACTACACACAACTGCCAGATGGCACTTGGCGGAAGAACCCCACGGGCACCGAGTACGAGGCGCAGCCGGTGCGTATCTGGTACATGCGCGAAAACCACACCTTTTGCCGTTTGCCTCTGGACGTTGACAGAGCTGTGTCCGTGATGCGGGGGGAGATTAACGCCGGCAGCACCTACGGGATGCTGTGCGGACACCCGACAGGAGTGGTGCCAGGCGTAGTGCATGCGCAAACCGCTGCCGAGTGGCCAACGTTCGAGGTCGCCGCGCGGGCGTGGCTTGAAACGGCCGTGGCCCGCAGCAAGCCGCCCAACAGGTTATAGACAGAGCGTGCAAGGTCTATGTATCGCAAACCCAACAAACGGCAGCAAGAAGCCCAGGCCCGCAAGCTCGAAGCGATGCGGCGGGGGCGGGACCGCGCACGCATGGCCCGTGAGCCCGAAGGCCGCGCGCCAGAGTTGCCAAACCTGCGGCGCGAGGTGATCGTCATCGACTACGACTCAGGCGAGCCGGTGACGCACACGCTGCACTTATTCAAAACTCGGCGCGTGGACACGTATCGCATTGAGGCAGACGGCAAACCCTGGAAGTGCAGCGGCTGGAGCGCGGCCCTAGTCGGGTTGCGCAAGGCTTACCCGCGTGTGCCGTCGCCGCGGTCGGACGTTTGGGCATGATGACCCC